GAGCTGTTGGACATACAATGTCCTTTAAGTACGCACAGCACTCAAAAGTCGATTGTTACTTCCTCTCACATCCTTGGCGTTATACACGCGAAGTACTTTCGGACTGGTCTTGGGTCTCACATATTCGTAAGAAATACGGATTTTGTACCTGTTACGAATATACGTTGATTCGGTTATCACCGACAACTAAAAGTCTGGAATTGGAGGAACATGAATTTATTGAAATTGCTAAGAATGCAGGATTTCTTGTTCGAGAAGAGAAGACGAATTATAAATATACATTGCAAAGAAACGAAGGAATGGTGTATATCGACATGAACGTTGGAGATATTCTGAAAGAATATTATCCTGATAAATGGCGTGATACCTTTGAGTTTTCTAAAACTCCAAAGGAAGGCAGAATGTATTTTGCTTTATTAACATATTTGTATCCTAAACAAAAAGAATCTAGAAATGATAAATTTCAGATTGCTTATATGATGGCTATCGATGAGGTCATGAATCAGATCGATCCATACTATGTTACAAGTTTAGAGGATGCAGTTGATCGCCTACCACGTTCAACTTCCGCTGGTTTTGTCAGTATCAGAAAGACATCGGCAAGACACAAGAAAGGGGATATTTTACCCGAAGTGATTGAAGCTTATCATGAATTAGTTGATCACGTAAAGAAGAATGAAAGAGCGGAAAATTACATAATGTTTGCCATGCGCGGACATTTAAGTAAAAAGAGTGCTTTAAAAACCCGTTGCATATGGATGCAAAGTGCCGAGACAATCTTGTTAGAATCAAGATTTGCTCATGGATTGTACAAACAATTCAACAAGTTCTGGTGGCGCCAAAGAATGATACATGGCGAAAATTCGATGAAAAGGCTCAGATTATATTTAAATAACAATCCTGACTTCCATTTTTGTAATACAGATATTTCAGGATGGGATGCTTTTCGAGCTACCTTTTTACACGAAAGGTTTTATTCCGAATTAAAAAAGAAGATCATTTTTACGAATCCTTTAGATCGCAAACTATACGATTACATGAATATAGACTCAAACATATATGGAAGAGTTCTATTTCCAAGCGGTTTAAGTTTTCGAACCATCGGTGGACTTAAAAGTGGATCCGAATGGACATTAGGACAGAACACTTGTCTTAATATGATCTTAGGACTTACAGCACTAAATTTAATGGGTTGGAATTCAAGAGATAAAATAGTGGCTAAAAGTTGGTTAGGAGACGACTTTTCGATTATAAGCAAAAGCAAATTCGACGTCGCTTCTTTCGCGTTTTTTTTGCTACGGTATTTTGCTTTAGAAGTGAAACCGGAAAAGACTTTTTTCGCGGAGCCCAACTGTGATAGAAAATTTTTGGGATATGAAATAAGAGGTGGTTTTTTATATAAAGATATGAATGAATTATGGCCTGGTATATTATATACAGAGCATTATTTCAAAAGAAATTTTGATAGTATAGCTAAGAGTTTTACAAGATTATTTAGCTATTTAATATTAGGCGGTATTTCAAATTATGAATATGTAGAATTTTTTTATCTATTTTTAGGTAAATATGGTTCTTGGCTTGATAAAGTCGAGTACATATTTGACGACCAGAGTCATAGAATGACTCGGGTTCTTAAGGATATTTATAATATTAAGATAGGAAAATTCAATAGTAACACATTTAAGAAAATGTCATTGTACATCAGTAAATATATTTTACTGTATGATTATTCATTAATTCAAGTAGATAAAGAACTAGCCAAACAATAGTTTTAACTAGT